GTTCTACCGCATCTACAACGGCAGGCGCAGGCATTCGACCCTTCCCATGAAGTTCTGAGGGAAGGGTCTTTTTATCCGCATCGAGGCCGGAAACCATGGGGCTGTGTTCCGTCACAGCCCTATTCTTCTGCCCTCGGCTCGGGCTCATAGATTTATATATCCAATCATAACCATGGAATAAACAAAACAAGGAGGTATGGCATGGACGCATATACGGCATCCGATATGGATGTTCGCACCATTGACCACAATACGCTGGTGGATATCCGCGACGTAAAGGTCAACACGGCGCTGCCCAAGCGGGAGCGTATTTTGGATTTCATCCGTCAGATCGGCAACCCCTACTGCTACCGGCATGGGAAATATGTGGTCAGGGTCAGTTTCGCCGATACGGATGTTTCATTGGAGGACAGACTGGAAGCATATATCCGCACAAAGGGCTGATCCTGCGACATCCTCGACAGTCCTGCGCAACGCAGGGTACAATTTTGGAGGAAAGGAGCTGGCAATATGCAACACAACACCGAAACAAAAATCTGGAACGCCACGCTTTACCTCCGACTGTCGAGGGACGATGGGGATAAAGAGGAATCCAACAGCATCACCGGGCAGCGGGAGCTGCTGCGGGACTTTATCCGCTCCCGCCCGGAGCTTCGGGAATACGCCGTCAGGATCGACGACGGCTTCACGGGCTCCAATTTCGAGCGGCCGAGCTTTAAGAAAATGCTGGAGGACGTAAAGGCGGGACGCACCAACTGCATCATCGTGAAAGATCTTTCGCGCTTTGGCCGTAATTATCTGGACGCTGGAGAATACATCGAGAAGATATTCCCATTTTTAGGCGTGCGGTTCATCGCCGTCAACGACAACTACGACAGTCTCGGCGGAAAAAACGCTTCGGACGAGCTTATCATTCCGTTCAAAAACCTCATAAACGAAGCCTACTGCCGGGATATTTCCGTGAAAGTCCGCACCCAGCTTGAGGTCAAGCGCAAGAGCGGTCAGTATATCGGCGCGTTTGCCGTGTACGGCTATCTGAAGGACGAAGCGGACAAAAACCGTCTGGTGGCAGACGAGTACGCCGCGGACGTCGTGCGGGATATCTTCAAATGGAAGCTGGAGGGCATGAGCCCGCAGGATATCGCCGCCCGATTGAATCACAGCGGCGTGCTTTCGCCCATGGAATACAAAAGATCGCTGGGCATGAGGTTTGCCACCTCCTTCAAGGCGAACCCGCAGGCGGCATGGTCGGCCAACGCCGTGCTGCGTATCCTGAAAAATCCGGTCTACACAGGCATACTCATTCAGGGAAAAGAAACCACACCCAGCTACAAGGTGCGAAAGCGCGTCACAAAGCCGGAAAGCGAATGGGCAATCGTTTCGGACGCCCACGAAGCCATCATTGAGCGCCGGGACTTTGACAGCGTGCAGAAGGCGCTCTCATTGGATACCCGCCGCAGCCCCGGCGACAGCGCGGTGCAGCTTTTCAGCGGGATGGTGTTCTGCGGCGAGTGTGGCGCAAGCATGGTACGCAAGACCGTCCCCTCCGGGAAGAAGAAATACGTCTACTACGTCTGCGCCGCCCACAAGCAGGATAAATCCTGTTCGCCCCACCGGATGCGTGATGAAGCGCTGGAACAACTGGTTTTGGACACGGTAAAGCAGTATATCCGGGACGTGGTTGATCTGGACGATATTCTTGCTATGACGGATACCGCCCCCCTTAGAACCGCAGAAGCCCAGAAGGTGCAGCGGCAGCTCGACAAGAAACGCTCTGAGCATGAGCGGCTCCAGAAGCTGCTCATGTCCCTGTATGAAAGCCTTGCAGACGGCATCATCGACCGGGACGAATACGCAAGGCTCAAGCAGAATTACGCAGGACGCTGCGCCGAGTGCGAAAAGCAGATGGACGCCTTGCAGGAGACCCTTACGCAGATCAGGGAGCACGGCGGCGAGCACCGGGAGTGGATGGCGCAGTTCAGAAAGCACCTGAACATCGCGGAATTGGAGCGCAGCATCGTTGTGGCACTGATCGACCGCATCCTCATTTACAGGGATAACCGCGTGGAAGTCCGCTTCCGCTTTGCGGACGAATTTGCATGGCAGACGGATATACTGCGCCGGGCGCAGATCAGAGAGGTGGTATAAGTGGCAAGAACGAAACGAAAGATAAACCCGGTCATTCCGGCGGCGGAAGCTCCCGCACAGGCGCAGAAGCAATACCGCGCTGCCGCCTATGTCCGCCTTTCCGTAGAGGACAGCGGCAAACCCGGCGCGGATACCATAGAGGGGCAGAAAAACCTGCTGCTCCGGTTCATTGAAGATGACCCAACGCTTACCCTGTATGGGCTGTTCTGCGATAACGGACGAACCGGCACGGACTTTGACCGTCCTCAGTTTGAAAAGATGATGGAGGAAGTACGCAAAGGGCATATAGACTGCATCGTGGTTAAAGACCTATCCCGCTTTGGCAGAAACTACAAGGAGACCGGCAACTATCTGGAGCGAATTTTCCCGTTCCTGGGCGTTCGTTTTATTGCCGTCAACGACGGCTTTGATACCCTCACCGCTCAGCGGGGCGCGGACGGTTATCTGGTTCCGCTGAAAAATCTCATCAACGAGGTTTACAGCAAGGACATTTCTAAGAAGTCCGGCTCGGCACTGGCAGCAAAGCAGAAAAACGGAGATTTCATTGGGGCGTGGGCTCCCTACGGCTACCGCAAGCGTGAGGATGATCCCCATAAGCTGGAACCGGATGAAGTAACGGCACCCGTCGTCAGGCAGATATTTCAGTGGCGTGCCGAGGGCATGGGCGTCACGCAGATCGCAAGGCGGCTCAACGATTCCGGCGTACCATCCCCCTCTGCCTACCTGTACAACACCGGGGTATGCAAAACGGAGAAATATAACGGCGTGAGCTGGTATGTTCAGACGGTCAAGAACCTTCTGTCCCGGCAGGTGTACATCGGACACATGGTGCAGGGAAGGAAGCGGCAGTCCTTCTACGAAAACCGGGGGCAGTACATGAAGCCCAAAGAGGAATGGATCGTCGTGGAAAATACCCACGAGCCGCTGATCGACCGGGAGACCTTTGATAAGGTGCAGGAGCTTGCACAGCGCAGAAATGAGGAATACTTTGAAGCGCTCGGCAGGTTCACGCATCTGGACGCCACCGAAAACATCCTCAAGGGGCTGGTCTACTGCGCCGACTGCAAGCGTCCGCTGGTGCGGTACAAGAATGTGAGCCACGAAAAAAAGCTGTGGTACACCTTTATCTGCCCGACCCACGCCAACGACATTGGCAGCTGTCCGCTGAAAAACATCCGGGAGGACGCACTGTTCCCCATGCTCCTGCAAGCCATTCAAACCCAGATCGCCCTTGCCGCCGATATGGAGGCCATTGTCCGCAGACTAAACGGCTCGCCAAAGTACAAAAAGCAGACCGCGACGCTGCAAGGCAGGCTGGACGCCGCGAAAAAGGCGCTCAAGCGCTGCAACGGCCTGTATGACAGCCTGTACCAGAGCTATGTGGATCAGCTCATGACCGAGCAGGAGTATATGACACTGAAACGCCGCTACAAGGCCGAAGCAGAAGAAGCGGAGCGGCTGATTGAAACGTTGACCCGCCAGCAGGTGGCAGAAGCGGCGCACACGCCGGAAAACCCGTTCCTTGCGGCCTTCGGCAGCTTCCGGGGCGCGGATGCTTTGACAAAAGAAATGGCGCAGGCGCTGATTGAGCGCGTGTATGTGGCCGGTGACAGCAATATCGAGATCGTGTTCCGCTACCGGGACGAATACAAGGAGCTCTGTACATATCTGGAAGGGAGGAAAACTGACGCATGAGAACGGCGATGTATCTTCGCATATCCAGCGAGGATGAGGATTTGCGAACCGGCGAAAAGAACGAATCCGAGAGCATATCCAACCAGCGCAGCCTCCTCCGGGAATATGTGTCCAGTCACGCAGACCTGTCCGATTCTGAAATACTGGAATTTTGTGACGACGGCTGGAGCGGTACGAACTTTGAGCGTCCAGCGGTAAAGGAGCTTCTGGAGCAGGTCAGGCGCAGGCAGATCAACTGCATCGTAGTAAAAGACCTATCCCGCTTTGGCCGTGATTACCTCACCGTTGGAGACTACATCTCCCGCGTGTTCCCGTTCCTGGGTGTGCGCTTCATTTCCGTCAACGACGGCTTTGACAGCAGCAATCCGTTGGATATCGACAGCCTTGATACTTCGTTTCGGACGCTTATCTACGACCTGTACAGCCGAGACCTCTCCCGCAGGGTCAAAAGCGCAAAGAAGGCCAGAGCCGAGCGCGGCGCGTTCCTCAGTCCTTATGCGCCTTACGGATATGTCAAAGACCCGGAAGATAAAAATCATCTTCTGGTAGATGCCGAAGCTGCCGACGTGATACGGCGCATCTTCCAAATGGCGGCAGATGGCGCGAAACCATGGCAAATCGCGGCGGCGCTGAACGGAGACGGCGTAAGCTCTCCAAAGAACTATAAAGTAGAGGCAGGCTGCACAAGAACACCGTGGCGCAGTATCCAGGAGGAAAACTTCTGGACGGCCAATCTGGTCGCAAAATTCCTGCGGGACGAGCGGTATATTGGAAAGACGGTGTACGGCAAACGGAGCCGGGACATTGTAGGCAGCACGCATACAGTCAAAATCTCCCGCAATGACTGGATCGTTGTCCCCGACAGACATGAAGCCATCGTGCCGGAGGCGCTGTTTGAAAAAGCGCAGATTTGTATGCGGGAATATAGGGAGCGCGAAGTCATGACGGGCGGCGGGAATCCGCTGAAACGCAAGGTGATCTGCGGCGTATGCGGTCATGCCATGCAGCGGGACAATAAGAAGAACGGCTCCTACCGCTGCGTCACGAAACGGCTGAATACCGGCTTTGACTGCTCGGAGGAAAAAGTCCCGGAGGCCGATATTCTGGAAGCCGTGATTGATACCATACAGGTCTACGCTCAATACGCCGTCAGCATAGACCGGCTCCTGCAAACAAGACAGGAGCAGCGGCAGCTTGACCGAAAACAGGCGCAGCGACAGTTGCAGACCCTCCAGAGCCGGAAAGCCCGGCTTGATAAGCGGCTGCAAGACCTTTATGAAGGACTGGTGGAGGGCGAAATCTCCCGCGAGAGCTTCGCTGCGCAAAAGAAAGCCCTGACGGCGCAAGCGGAGGAAATCTCCCGCACGGTCTTGGAGCTGGAGCGCAAAATAAGCGGCAGCGACGACAGCGGCAATGCCGTAATTGAGCAGTTCAAAAGCTATGCCGGGATTACGGCGCTGACCAGAGAAATCTCAATCGAGCTGCTGCAATCCGTCACCATCTACCCGGACGGGCGCATGGATATCCGGCTGAACCTTGCCGATGAGATTGAATCTCTGCTGGAAACCTTGCGCCGGGAGTCCTGTACGGCGTGAAATTATTAGTCCTTTCTGTACAGCAGCCGACGATGGCATCACGGGAACGACCATGAAGCGTCCCGGTTTTCAGAAAATGCTGACCGCAATCGAAGCCGGGTAT